TGGCAATGCGCCTACCGTGTATGCCCTGCCAACCTTAACCGTCTGGTTCTGATAGACCCGCAAACCTTCCGCGAGTGCGTTTTGCGCTGTCCCAGTTGTGCCAGCCGGTGCTACTTGGATGATGATGTCACCACCCACACCCGTGCCAGTACCCTGAGAACCAGTGATTGTAAAGTTCGTGCCTGCGGTGTTGCTAGTGCCAGCAACAACAGACTGAACAGAAAGGGTCTGCGCTATAGGGGCAGCAGCGTCGGCATCGCCGAAACGGAAGTTGGCAGCCCCACGGCGGGTGAGGATGGTGTCGAGAGTTCCTGAAGACGCGTTTCCTGTCGAAACAAACCCGAATGGAACAGTGCTTCTTAGCTGAACACCCGTATAACCATAGGGAACGGCAAAGGTCGCTAAACCTGCACCAACGTTGCCTATCACCGGGCCAAAGCCTTGTGTGGGATCAAACCAAAGATAGCCTTGAGGGGTTGCGCCATTATCCCCACGAATGCGCCCAACTTTATCAACTACAAACCTGCTTGTGCCGCCAATTTGCAAGTCCATCAGCAGCGAGGCCGCGTTAGACGCCGTATTGGTGACGTTGAACTTCCAACCCGTGAACGTGATAGCGGCGTTATTCCATGTCTGGGCTAGATTCAGCACGGGGCTATCAGCAACAATAGTCGCGGCGTTAAAAGAAGAAGATCCCAATAAACCACCAGCAATCTGCTGCATGGTCATTTTTACAGGACCGACGCCCGTCGTCTGCACAATGGGGGCAATATCTGTTGCCGTAGCATTCGCTGCAGAGGCAGTAAGACTAGAAATAGGAAGATTAGCCATTTACATTACTCCTGCAACAAATACGATGTTCCATCCTCTTGCATTAAGAAGTTGGTCGTATTGTCTTCTTGAAGAATTCCATTGTTTCCCGGAGGTCCGGGCGGGACACTTCCAAATCCTTGAAATGACAAACCGTTACCAATGCTTTCACCATTACCAATAGATAATCCGGTAATTTGCGAAAATCCGGTTGGCGATGATAATCCAGACATTAGAGCGGGACCGAGCTACTCTGAAGGAAGGTAGCTGCTACACTGCCACTGCCACTGTTTAGCTTGATGCGGGCAAATGTAGGGGCAAACAAAAAGTTGCTCTGTTTCGTCGCGGTGGCACCAACGACTGCAGAATCAGAACTATCGACCCACGTCATGCTGGACACGGCGACGGGATTTGTCGGGCTATTAGGATCATCCAGAGTTGTCTGCACCGTATAGTTCACGGTTCCTGTCACGTTGCACTGAATGGAAATGTTGCTGGGCGCGTAATCATCAAAACGCACCGGAGTGCTATACTGGACACTGCCAGAAGCATCAGAAACAGATGTGTAAAGGGGCCTCATGTCAGCAATCCTACTTTTTCAAAGATTTGTTGATTCGGCTGTCAAAATCCGCGGCCTTGGCAGAGCCTGTCAGTTTGCGTTTCATGCCGGTCATCCTAGCACAGAAACTGTCCTGACGGTTTTTTGCTTCAGGACTTTTCGCTGCTTGCTTGTCTGATACCGGTGGCTTCAAATGGTGCCCTTCGGCCTTTGCAGACGCGCGCCCTTTGGCGTTCAAGCCGCCTTCCGGGTTCTTCCCAGCAGACCGCTGCCATGCCGGTGCCTTGGCCATGATCCCTCCAGAAAAAGCGGGGCCGAAGCCCCGCTGCTCAATCGTAGCTACCGCCGGTAGTACGACCCTTGGCGGGCGTACCAGAATGAGCAGACGACAGCGGGTTCATGTTTGAACCCGTGCGGCCACCCGACTTGCGGGCAGCACGGCCAGCATTAGCCTTGCTGGCCATGCCAGCAGCCTTGCCGACCGTCTTGCCACCGCGCTTACGCTCTTCAGCTTCGGAATTAACCTTGCTATTTGCCATGTAGCGCATGGGCTTATCGGAGAGATCTTCATCCCACGACTTTTTGCCAGACATGGTCTCGCCACCGCCTGCCTTACCTTTACGACCCTTCATTTTAGAACCTTTCTTTTGTCAAAATCACGAATCGTGGGACTGAATGTAACGAACGGTCATCGTTCCAACGCCAGCTCCGGTATTTGCGGACTTAACGTAAATGCGCTTGCCGGTGACAGTGTCATCCCAAGCCGCGGTTTTTGTGGCGTCTGTTCCGGGGTTCAGGGAAGTGATACCAACGGGCATGGCCGTCAACGCTACCAATTCAGTTGCGGTTGCAGTTGTGCCAACGCTAAGTGTATTAGTCGCGTCCCATGCAACGGTGTTCAACATCTGAATATTCAGAATGTGGCTGTTGGCCGGAAGGACAATGGGCGTTGCGTATGCGGTTGCCGTATTGGCTTGAGTGATGGGGGTTGTCTGCACCATGACAACAAACCCGACGTTCTTCACGTCAGTATCAATCGTCGTACCGCTGCTGTTGAGAATATTGCCAGCCTTTACGGGGCCGGTAAATGTAGTAGTACCCATATGGGCCTCCTGCACGATACGATCCTGAAGTCTGTGCAGCGTCCGCTAGGTCGGTCTACAGGATCTGTTACCCTAGATGTGAAGGGTAGGGGCTTTTGCCCCTACCCAATCGCCTTGCATTAAGCGGGGAACGAGCCGTAGATTGCCCGCCAGTTGTAGTAGCCGAAGCTGTAGCGTTCGTAGCCCTTGACCAGAAGGTTGTCGGTTACGAAATCCACCTGCATGTCGGTTTCGAACTTGATGCGCTCCATGTAGGCAAGGCCGTCGATGTTGGTGAGCAGCATCCAGTTGCGCGGAGACGTGAGGAAGTCGTTCGTCATGAACGATTCCGGCAAGCCACCGGCAGTGGTTAGGATCGCATTCACATCGTTGTCCGCGGTGCCGGGGCGCAGTTCCGTCTTCAGCAGGCGGATTGCCACGGGTTCGATCTGCGGGGGAACGATGAGCTTGCGGGCTCGCGCGAAGACCTTCAGACCGGCCTGATCCTTGAAGTTCGTGCGGACTGCGATCATCGCATTCAGCAGCGTAGCTTCATTCAGATCAACGTCGATCAGCGGGCGATTGCCGACGGTTCCGCCATCGATGGGATGGGCAGTGGAGCAGAGCGCCACGCCGTCCGCACCGACAGAAGCATTGTAGGTCGTCGCCGTGTTCAGGATCGACGCGCCGTAGATCTCCTTCGTCTGCTGGAAGCTTTCGATGAGACCAAGGTTCGACGGGTGGAACTGGGTCTTGTAGAGGTTGTCGTCAATCGCCTTGCGGGTGATGCCGTAACCCAGACCGATTTCCACATGCTCCTGATTGTAGATGTAGCGTTCGCCTGCGCCGTTGTCGAAGGCAGTCTGGCCGCCTTCGGTCTTGAGTTGTGCGAGGCCGAGATAGCGCATTTCAGCGGTGCGCTCCAAGGCCATCTTGGAATCGTGCTTGGTGAAGATCTTGTCGTACTGAGACGGGATCATCTCGTACTTGCCTTCAACTCCGCGGAGGCCGGGGAGCAGGAGGTCTTTGATGGCAGAAAGGTTAACAGCCATTGTCCATGCTCCTCTTAGATGCCAGCCGTGTTACGCGGCATTGCATTGTTGAAGCCAACAATGATGCTGTTGTAACCGGTAGTTGGGTCGTTCCCGTTGATGCTGACCAGCGGGCTGGTCTGACCGGGAATGTAGTTCGCCAAACCGATGATGCGGAACGGCAGGAAGGCGTTCGCCGCAGGACCGGCCGCCGAGTTTGCGATCAGCGAGAACTGGTCGGCGAAGAACGTGGACTGACCAGTGGCAGTGTTGCCGTTGGTCTCGCCGGTCGCCGTCGAATCGCTCCAGTTGAAGCTGATATTCTGGCCGACCTGCGCGAGACCCACAGCCGTGGCCGTGGTGTTCGAATTGGCCGTCTGGACGATGAAACGGGCGTTCGGGTCGGTGATGACCTTGGCCTGAATATCGCCGTTGGCACCGGAGCCGGGCCAGTAGGAGAACCATTCCTGCTTCTTGGTGACGGTAGAAAGGAACTGGCAACCGTTGAAGATGCCCGCGATGGGAACAATCACGGTCACGGTGCCCGAAGCAGTGGATGTGGTGCTGATCGTCGCGCCGCTGTTGGCGCAGACAGCAGTGGTCGTGCTGGACGATGTGATGGTGTAGACGCCGTTCAGGTTGGCAGACGTTGCCGTCGAGCCGTTGATGATCAGCGTGGAACCAACCGGCGGTGCCCAAGCGTTGGGGGTCGCGGGCGGTGCGGAACCGCTGGTCGTGGTGGCGGCAGACCAAGTCACCGTCAGGACGCCAGAGGCGCTGGTGGCGATGCCGGTTGCGCCGACCGTCAGGGTGACGGGGCCATAGGCCTGAGTGATGTAGCCGGTGCCGATGCCAGTTGCGCTGGCAGCCTGCACGACCGGGTCGCCGTTGAAGATCGGGTTGGTATTACCATTGGCAATGGCCATGGTGATCAGTTCGTAGGTCGGAGACGATCCGGCACCACTGTACTGGGAGAACCCGATAGGAGCGAAAGTATTCGCCATGGGTCTATCCTTATTTCATGGAGGTCTCTGAAGTCGCGCGCCGGGGCGACCGAGAACCGGGGTATTGTTTTACTTCCCGCACCGGGGGGAAGATCAGAAGAGTAAGCATCAAAACTGGAAACAAGTCAATATATCGGATTTTGACATAGAAAAAACCCGTGTTTCATGTGAAACACGGGCTTTATTACTTGATGTACGGGAGCTTATTCTTCGGGAATTGGAACCGCTTCGTAGGATTTCTTGACCTTGGCAAGCGGAGAATCCTTGTTCTTTCGCTCGAATTGGCCGTTCGGAGCCTCGTTCAACTGCTGCTCCTTCACACGCACCTGATCCCGCGCCCGCTGTTTGTCGATGGCACGGACCTCGTCGGAGATTTCCTGCGGGCGCTCCATGAGGATCATGCCCTTGCGCAGGATTGCCTCGTCCTTGCTGTCGGCAGGCATCATCTCCGGGTGGCGCGCGGCAGGAACCGGCGTCCATCCCGCGCGGCGCAGCGCGACCTGATAGGCCGGATCTTCCATGCCCAGCACGGTGAACCGCTTCCATTCATAGGACCAGCCATCCGGGATTTTGTCGAGATCCACGTAAAAATCGTCAGTACCCTCATCAAGGCTGCCGAGATGCTTCCTGATCTCTTCGGCGCGCTTCTTGGCCGATTTGATCGAAGAGACCTTGCTCTTGCCTTCGGTGTTCGGTGTTTCGTTTTCCATCTTGTTCTCCATTAGCGACCGTTGCCCATGCGGCCTTCCCGCATCAGGGTAAGCTTGTTCTTGGCGTACTGTTCATCCGTCAAGCCGTTGAGTTTGGCGATGTCGCGCTCGTCAGCCGACAACGTGACAATATTCTGCCTGTCACCATTGCTGCTCATGTTTCTGCTTACCGGGGCCGCCGCAGGCGACGACCGGCGCTGTGTGGGCTTGGCAGCCCCCGACATGGCTTCCTCACCGCCATCGCGGTGCGGCTGGTTCTTCACCTGCAGCATATCCTCGACATAGCCGAAATATTCGTCCGTATCGGCTTCCAAGCCATCCGCGAGCGCCATCTGGTGAGCGGCGATCATCTTCTGGTTCAGGCGCGGGTTACGCACATACTCAGGGTGCGCCCGCACCCACGAAGCAGAGCGTGGCGTGAGTTGCGAGGCAAAGGCCTCGACAATGTCACCCTGCGGCTGCTGCGGCTGCTGCGGCTGCTGCCTCGCGGCGGCTTCCATGGCGGCCTTGCCGTTTTCAAGATCAAGGATCTTGGCGGCCATATCGGACATCTGGTCATTGATTTCCGCCGCAGCATCGAAATCACCAGCAGCCAGCGCCTGACTGTATGCCGCCTTCAAAGAAAGCTTTTCCTGCTTCACGAAATCCAGCGTGTTGCTGACCAACTGGTGCTGGTTGCTCGCCACTTCATTGCGCATCTGATACGCATGAGATGCGGCATTGCGCTCGCGGTTTTCGGCTTCGATGCGGGCCTGTTTTTCAAGCTCAAGCCTCTGCTTGAGTTCCTGAATGCCCTCGCGAGGGGAAACCTCGCGCTTCTTGACAGGCGCTTCGGGTGCGTCCTGAACAACGATGTCGTCGTTCTTGGCGACCGGCTCGTCCTTGATTTCGATTTCGATTGTTTCGTTTTCGTCGGCCATTGGTATCTCCTTACCAGATCAAGTCGGGGTGAGAGGCAATGCACTGGATTCGGACATCTTCCAGAATCCGGCAATGCACGCCATTGACGATGAGCGAGTAGCCATCAGATGCACGGAACCCGACCCATGCGCCGACCTCCAACTTGTTGTCGCCAAACCAATCGGCATCCACGCCGACATTGACGCCCATCTTCACGATCAGGCCCGTTTTTCCCTGATAGATGTCTTCATCGCGAGTCTTTTCAGTGATGATGATCCCGCCCTTGGTCTTGTTGGGTCGAATGTAAATCGCGCACAAGACTTTCGGGCCGATCAGGTTGAAACCTGAGATGTCTCCGATCTTCTTGCGCAGATCCTCTGCCGGATCTACTTCATGCATCATAGGCATAATCGACATTCTTCTCTCCAGTTATTCCTTGTTGATGTTGGTAATGGCCTGCTCCAGAAGATCCAGAGCGGCCTTCAGGCCTTCGATGTGCCCTGTTTGCTTCTTGTATTCTGCCATGTCGTTCAAGAAGCCAGCGGCGATATTGTCGCGAAGCTCTTCGATGCGGGCACCGACAAGCTTGCGTAGTTCCCTTGCGAGTCGTTCCATTCTCTCTCCATCTCTCCAGTTTTATATGGGGGCGGAATGCTGGAGAGAACACTCCACCCCCACTAAACAGGTCAGCGCATGACTACTGACCCGTTATCCCTTGCGCTTCTGAATCTCTGCCTTTTCGAGACGGCCCAGACCACCGCCGCCACCATGGTGCAAAGTCTTGTCGATGGCATTGGGACCAGAGCGGACACGACCACCGGCCTTGCGGCCCATCATGGGCGGCATTCCCGGAGGCGGGCCACCAATGCCCGGCGGTGGCCCACCAGCGCCCATGGGAGGCATTCCCGGCGGCGGGCCACCCATGGGGGGTCCACCGGGAGGAGGGCCACCAGCGCCCGGCGGAGGGCCGCCTGCGAGGATGCCCGGCGGGATCATGGGCATGGGCGGCTTCGGGGCCGTGTTGATGTTAATATTGATACTGGTCTTGCCTTTGGTGCGGCCACCGTTCTTGCGACCGACAACAGGCACCGTGTACGGCACCTGCGCATCGCTGGTCTGCGCATCGCGGGAAATACCACCAGCCCCGCTGCCGGTACTACCACCAGCGCCATTGCCAAACTTTCCGCCAAATGTGTCGTAGACCCACTTATCTGCGCCCTGAAGGTTGGACGGATCTATCAGACCCATGACCGCGAGGCCGCCACCAAGACCAGCAGTCTCGTTGCCAGCGCCGCTGCCCTTGCCATGCTCCTGCCCGTAGAAGACCTTTGGCAGGCTGCCACCATCCGCTCGCTTGATACGGCCACCGCGCTTGTAGTCTACGGGACCGAGGCCAGACAGGATCTGTTCGTTCTTGTAGGCTATGGGACCGCCGCCAGACGGGATCTGCCCGCCATTCATGGGCATCGCACCCGTGGGCGGAAGCGGGCCGATACCGCCGCCAGACGGGATCTGGCCACCGGGGGACGGATTGCCGGGCGTGTAGGCGGGCGTGTACATGCTGCCGGAAGGCGGAAGCGGGCCGGGGCCGCCCAGACGAGGCGGCTGACCGCCGGGGAACGGATTGCCGGGCGTGCCGATGGGCGGATTGGAACCACCACCGCCGGGCGTAGCCCAGCCACCACCCGGCATGGGCGGAGGATTCCAGCCTCCGAATCCACCCTTCCCGCCCATGATGCCGCCTGAGTCGCCACCCCACTGATGGTCGCCCATGCCGCCGCCGCCCCACTGCTGGCCGCCGCCCCACTGGTGACCACCGCCACCCCAGCCGCCTGCGCCACCGCCTGCGCCACCGCTACCCCAGCCGCCTGCGCCGGGGTTCAGCGTCTCGCTACCGGCGGACGTGCCGCCACCCATGGCAGGGTTGCTGCCAATGGGCGGATTGCCGCCCATGCTGCCGCTTCCCGGACCCACGCCACGAAGACCGCCACCGCCAAACTTGGCAATGCGACCGCCGGTCGGACGGGTGCCGTTATTGACGGTCTCCTTGACCGTGCCCCCGGTCTTGCGCCCGGTGCGGCCCTTGAGCAGCGAGTGAATCAGCGCCGCTTCCTTCGCGCCGATCTTCTTGCCGGAACGGTTCGAAGAGGCGATGGACTTGTTGACGGCGTCCTCGCTGTAGCGCGGGTTCATGGCGTCGGGTGGCATGTCATCGACATCGCCACCGGAAGCCTTGGCGGGCTTGCGTGCATAGGAGCGCGAAATTTCTCGGCGCATTCCGGGGGTCAGGCTCTGCCAATCGTCCCTCGACATCTTGGTGCCTTCAGGCGGCATATCGGCGGGCTTGGGTGCCTTATAGGAGAAAAATGCATCCTGCGCCGATTCTTTGTCGACCTCGCCGCCCTTGGCCTTCTTCTTGACCGCGCCACCACCGCAGCAGGTCTTGCAGGTGCAGTTCTTAGCATGGACATCATTGGCGGCGCGCGGCATCTTGCCCGCATGCTTCGTACCTTCGGCCCCTTCGGCCTTCAGATTCACCTTGCCGCCGCGCTTGAAGGCGCGCTTGGTGATCGGTCGAGCGCCCGTCTTCTTATTGGTCTCCATGACCGGTTCGCGCCAACCCGACGCATCGATGTCACTCTTGTTGAGATTTCCGGCACGCCGCTGGGCGCGCTCTTTCATGTCTGCGCGGGCCTTCTTGGACATCTCGCTCATTGTCGTCTCCTAGCTAGGTGGTTACGGGCGTCCCCGTTTGTGCTGCCTTGCAAGATCCACGGCCTGCTGGACAGCGTCAGCGCCGAATCGGTGAGTTGGGGTGCGATGTTTCGGGTGCGCCTTGGCATGGTCCTTCCTGAAATGAACCGCCGGGCCGACCTGCCCGACTTCTCCATTCTGGGGAAACGGCGCACGATTGTCCGCATGTTCCGTGCTGACAGCATGGAAATTGTGGAACTGGTGGTAGAAGTCTTCCTTGTTCAGTCGCTTGTCATGCTTCATCGCTCTCTCCATCATTTCTGCTTGCCGATCATGACCGTGCGATTGGTCGCGACGGTCGGACCCAGCATCACCTTGCCCGTCGTAGGCGAGATCTTGTTAGACGAATCGCGCTGCCATGTGCCCTTCGGAGTCTTGATCCTGCCCGGATCATACTTGACGAAGAAGCCCTTCGAATCCTTGTGGGAGTCTTCGATCTTGCCGGTGGCTTTCTTGTTCTTCAGTCCGACGATCACGCCATCCGCTCCTTCCGGCTGGATGTCGAGCGGCCTGAAATCATGCGTATCGCCGTTAATGACCTTGTAGGTCTTGCCGGTCTCCGTGTCCTTCACGGTGCTGGGCAGGTGTTCCTTGTCGGTGAAGGCCATGGCGACATTGTAGCCGCCATCCAGACGACGGCGCATCGATGTCCAGTTGCTGTTCGGGTTGTGGACATCGTCACCGTTCTCAGCCTTGTGATGCGAAATGCCAGACGACGAATAGGTGTAGTGGTGATTGGGCGCGATGGGGTCCGTATTGTTCTTGGTATAATCGTAGAATGCCACATCAGGGTGGGCTTCAATGATCGACTTGTGGACACGCGGGTTAATGTCCGACAGCACGTTTAGGCGCACACCCAGCAGATTGCCGTTGCCCGCGGCTTGTTTCTTGGCTTCGGTGATCTCGTCATGCAGTTTGACTGCGAAACTCTCTGGATCTCGCAGAAAAGCCAGCGTCTTGCGCAGGCTGTTGAGGCGCGGACCCTTGAATTCCGAAAGATCCTGCCCGCCGCCCAGCTTGAAATAGTTTCCAGAGGTCTTTCCAAGGCATTCGTCCTTGCACGGTGCAGAATTCGGGCAGGTTGTAAACCTTCCTTCCTCGAAAGCGGGCGCGAGAGCCAGACCGGCGGCCTCAATGCCTCTGCCATCGTGATATTGGACCGGTTTCTCGCCATTGTAGCCGTCTTCCGTCTTCATGAGCTTGGCATTCTTGCCCAAAAGCGAAATTGGCTTGCCATTCTGGTCGCGCCCGACATATTCGGCCACTGCATTGGCTGCTTTTTGCGAATTTGCCGACCGTTCAGCCGGTGGAAGCGCCAAATGATGCGCCATCGCCCGGTCAAAGGCGTCCGCGAGCATCTTTGTCGTGACCGTGCCCGGCTCCGTCTTCTTGCCGGCCGGGATTGGGATATCGGAACCAATGCCGATCTGCGGCGGGGCCACGTTGAACGGCATTCTGGGCCGCAGCGGAGGCGCTGGACGGTCCATACCACCGCCAATGATGGTCCGGGAGGGCGGATTCGGCATGCCGCCGTCCGCGTAGCCGCCCCTCGCTCCGGGTTGCCGGGCGAGCCGCATCGCTTTTGCAATGGGATCTGCATAATTCATGACCGGGAACCCGTTTTTCGTGCCGTCATCATAGCTTTTCTGACCAATTTGTCCATGTTCTCAAGTAATGGGCCAGTAGATCCGCCTTTTGCGTATTTTTTCAGGATCTCAATCGGGTCGTCGTGGAAAAGAACATAGTTGCGAGTACCCTCACCAGCGCCGCGTGATCCGGCGTCTAGGTACTTGATGCCGGGGATGCCTGCTTCTTTGAGTTTCTGGGACGCCGTAACCTTGTCGCTGTATTCACCCGGAACCAGCTTGGAACTTTCGTAGAAAGCGCCGCCCGTGCTATCCATCGGGAATAAACCGTGAAAGCGCGGCATCTTAGTTGGCGAGTATTGGCTGTCACTCGTCAATGCCGCGTACAGGCTGTCAGTGTCGGCAGCTAGCGCCTTTTTGTATTCGGCTTCTGCTTCCGGGGTCCATCCGGCAAGACGGCGTACCGCTTCCGGCTGCTCACTCAGCGGCTTGTCCCAATCAAGGAAGGCGTTGGGGTCGGCCTTGATCTTGACCTTGTACATGTGGCCGCCATTACGGGCTGGATCGTTGATATAGTTAATTTGACGGCGTGTTTTATCTTCCCATGCAGACACATGCTTATCAATTGTGTCCTTGTCCTGCGGGATCAACTGCTGCAATTCATCACGCATAGATTTAGCTTCGGCGGCAATAACGGCTTCCGGGTTTTCAATTTTTTCGCCATGCTGGTTTATGAAGTTTTTAACTCGGTTGATATCTCCACCAGCCTCAAGTCCATACTTTGCAAGTAAATCGTCCTGCCGTGCTGACAGACGATTTTTATACCCACGCGCTACGTCTTCACCTTCAGCAAAATACAGCCCATGCCCATAAGCCTGCGCGCCCTCGCCCGTGCCTATCTTGTCCATGCTGAACTTGTCGAACGAATGCGGTGAACCATGGTATGCCTCGAAACCATCATCATCCACGCCGCCGCCTTCGGCCTTGTGCGGCTCTTCGGCAAGCGCCTTCCATGATCCATCTTCCTGCTCATGCTCAATGTGATGCGGCGGAATGTGGTTCGATGTAGCGATGATGTCGGAATATGAAAGCTGTGGACGCGCATCAAGAGGGAGATGCTTCAGATGCACCCTGAGCAGGGCACCCTTACGCTTTGGCCCAGCCATCTGGTGCGCTGCATTCTCAGCGTAGCCGCGACTTTCCTGCGGATCCTTGTAAAACCACGTAACGCCTGTGTCGGCAGCTTCCGGGTCAAGGCCATTTGCAGCAATGAACGGCAGCAATGAATGCGCCGTCCCGTGATAGATATACTTTGACGTGTCATCCTCGACTTTGCCGCCATCAGCATGCACCTGCCGTGGCGCACCGGGCATGTACTTCGACGGGTGGATCTGCCCCGGTGCGCGCTTGCGGGCTTCGGCCGCATGCTTCAGGTCAAGACGACCGCCGGTCGATCTCTCCTCGCGCCCTGCAGGCTTCGTGGTGTCCTCATGCTTCAGCCAATCCTTGAACTGGTCGATGTGCATGGGCTTGATCGACTGAATCCGCTGCGCGCCCTTGCCGTCCGAAAAGCCGCGGATGTAGGTCGCGCGCGCCTGAGCCTCTGACGCAAAGCCCAGCATCACCTTGTGTTCATCGAACTTGCCGGTTCCCGCGTCCTTCTGATCGACCACATAGACCTGCGGCAATGCCGGATCAGGGCCGACATAGACATCGACGTGGTCGCCGTCCGCGCCTTCGGTGCGCTTGATGTAGCCGTAGTGGGCAGGCATGGTCACGGTCCAGCGCCTGCCGTCGTGGCCGACTCCAGACCGATTTCCGCCTCTCACGTTTTCGAGTGCGATGTCCAGCCCGTGGATGCGAATGTGGTGCTTCCGATAGTTTCCGTCGGCCTTCTGCGGCTCAGACGGCGAAGCCTGCTTGGCAATTGCCCCTGAAATCTTCAGGGCCTGCGCGATCTTGTCGGAAGCATCCATGCCGCGTCACGAACCCCAAGTGATCTTGATGCTGCCGCGCTTGATCACATCACCGCCCGTGCCGACCTGCACGATGGGGCCGTTCCTGACGGTACCCTTGACGATGGTGCCCTTCTGGTTCACGACGAGCGCGCCCTTCAGGCCATCGCTGATGCCCTTGGCTGTGAGCAGGGAAGAGCGCACGGCACCGCCGCTCTTGTAGTATCCGCCATTCGATCCATTATAGCCTTGCGCACCATAACCGCCGGTATTAACTGTCGACTGTTGCGGGCCAGTAAAGGAATAACCACGGCCATTGTTGCTAGAATGCATCCATGATGGGCCACCATCTACTCCCTGTACGCCATACCCACCGTGCGTACCCCATGGATGTTGAACCCCTTGGTAAGAATATGGGTCTCGGTGGAACACATCCGTGACCGGACCCCACAATTGATCCAGAGTCGGCGGCCTGACCGTGGGAGGCGGGGGCGCAACGACGGGTGGGACCGGTGCGACCTTGACCGGGGTCGTGTTGAAGAAACTGGAAATGGGATCTTGCGGAAGACCGCTCGACGGGCCGACAGCATTTCCGCCAGCGGGACCGGAAACGACATTACCGGTGCGTGTTCCGGTCGTCAGTCCAGTATTCTGATCCATGCTGTTGCCAGACCCAACGCCGCCGCCCCCACCACCGAATCCGCCGCCAAGACCGCCGTTACCCAATCCACCGGCACTTGTATTGCCGGGGCCTGCTGGATCCGCGCTATCGCGTGCCGACATGTTACTTCTCCTCGCCTTCCGCGTTGGTTTTCGCCATCAACTCATGGGCGTGCTTGATATGCTCGCTCACTTGATCACGGCCTTGCATCGTCAAGTCATGCTCTCGTTCTGCGGCAGCCTTCATGCTGTCGCCCTCCAAATCCATCTTCTTCATCGTCACGTCCGATTGCCGGTCCAAATCCCGGTTCTGGTCGTCGGCCGCGGCGCGCTCCTGCTGGAACTGCAGATCCTTGGCTTTCAGATGCAAACTCATGATCTTCGTGGGATCTTCCTGCGGAGGCGCTAGGCCGCTCGCCGGGGGCTGCTGGGCCTTCAGCATGTCGGCCTGCGCCTTGATCTGGTTCGATTGCGCATTCAACTGGTCGGTCGCGGCCTTGGCCTGATCGGTCTGTGCCTTGGCCTGCGCGGCCTGCGCCTTCGTGTCGGCATCCTGATGCTGGATCTTCAATTCCTCCATGCCCTTCAGGACTTCCGGCGGCGTCTGGTTCTGCTTGTCGGGCGGGGCCATGAACTGCTCAGGGTTGTTCCAGCCAATTGCCTGCAGCGCGGCCTTGTCCACTGCCACGGCATCGTACATGTTGGGATTCTGGGACTGAAGCTGCTTCAGGGCCATGATTTTCATCAGGCGCTGGGCGTGGCTTGCGGTGTTCGGGTCTGCCTGCGGGACCAGATCGACCTGCTCAAGCGCCGTGAGGAACATCTGCTCGTCCCACGGCAACGTCGGCTTGCGATTACGCTGCCAGAAGCTCTCCGGGTTTTCCTTGAAGCACCGCACGAGCAGGGTAAATTCCTCGCTCTGTGCTGAATGCATGCGCTTGTGAACGGCATTCAGCACCTTGGCTGCCTGTTCAATCATGGCCAGCGTGGTGCCCACGGGCGCATCAGGGCGGCCCTCGCCCACCTGAAGCTCCGACGTGCCACCGACACGTTGGCCGGTCTGGGCCATGTTATCGACCAACTGCATCAGGGCCGGGCTGGGTTCCTTGTAGGGCAGCGGCATGATGGCCTGACTGATCGGCATGCCGCCAGTCTTTACCAAAGCGCCGCCACCGGGGGGTACCCGGAAGATGTTGGTATTCTGCCGCGCGCCGGAATCGGCAATGAGGAAGCCGGGGAAATTGGAGAACATGCCCGCGTCGAGCAGTTCGCGCCACGCCGCGGTGATGGCGTTGGTGGTGTTACCCAGAATGTGCAGCAGGCCAATGTCGTAGAAGCCCAGCCCCGGCACGAACGTGTACTTGACGAAATTGGCGCGGGCTTCCGGCAGCTTCTTCGTGTCTTCATCGTAATTGCGCACGATGGACAGGATCTTGCGGCTCGACACGTCGATGGTCACCCGGTACGGGATTTCAAGACCGGTCGCCTTGCCCTTGTTCTTGTGTTCAAACCCCTTGATGTCCAGTTCGCAGTAGATCTCATAGATCTCGCGGTCGCGCTCTTCAGGGTTTGCAGTCGAATCCGACAGTCCCTGAATGGCGTTCTTTTCCTGCTGCACGCTGTCCGGTGAAATGGCCAGCGGAGTCGAGAGATCTTCGTCCTTGTAGACGCCCAAAATCTGCATGCGCCTTACAACGCTCGACCGCATCAGGATGCGATGGGTAATGCGCTTGGCGTTGTTCAGGTCGGTGGCCGCCTGATTGACGATCAAATCGTCGGCATCGACGCTCTCGCTCACCGGCCGGTTTCTGATCGGGCAGAAATAAACTTTCTTGAATGCCGTTCCGCCAAAGCCAAGCATCAGCAGCATGCGGTCAGTGTCTGGATAGTATTCCGTGGCCGTACTGGTGAGATAGTGGTTCAGGTCGCGCTCCAGCGCGTTGGCAATTTCGTCGGATTGCAGGTTGGCGTTGTTGTTGTCCTCACGGATCTTCACCGGCCCGTCTGTCGGAAGCAATTCGCTTCTTGCGTTTGCTTGGAAGCGCAGCACGGCCTCAAGCAAGAGCGGGTGCCTGACCCTGCTGATGCCTTCGACGGCCCCGCCCTCTGCCGCGCCCTGCTGAATGGGAACCTCGATTTTCAGACCCAGCAGCTTCAGGCCGGTCGCTCGGTTCTCAATCCAATCCTGACGGCTCCTGATGTCGTCGCGCACGCCCCGGAGCAGATCCTCCGAAATCCGGGAAAGCTCCATTTGGTCAATATCGTCTACTAAATTATCGAACCAATCCCGGTTCCGCGAATTGTCGCCAATGCCGCCCTGCTGGAGGGGTTGGCCATCGATGCTGATGGTGATGGAGCCGTCCGGGTGGGAAATGGAGACGACATTGCCCTTATCGTCCATTTCCGGCGTATCTTGGCCTTCGGGCGCGTCTTCAATGGTGATGTCGGCATCGCCAGCCGTCAGCTTTTCCGGCTCAGGATAGACCTGACGAATCGACGGCGACAAGCCCGGCATCATTGGCATGGTTGGTTCCCCAAAGGAATTTGGGGCTGGATAGTACCATCAAAGCCCTAAACCCGCAATTCGGGAAAATGGGCACCGGCTGGGTGACGAAGCGTTTGTCGTTCCGGTGCCCCAAGGTAGCAACAGGGAGGTGGAAGTCGTTGCAGCCCCCTTATACCAAAATCCTTACACATCGTAAAGTGGCGCGAGCTTCGACGGAACGCTCTTCGCCCGTTCTATTTCCTCCACATGCTCCGCAGCGCGGGCCAGCGCCCCGGTCGAGCGCAGGTGGCGCAGCGCCATGCTCACCGTGTCCACCAAATCATCATGCTTGGCGCGCGGGAACTGGGCGCATTGGGTGATCACCGCGTCGGCCCACGCCCTGTCGGGCGCATAGATCAAACCTTCCGCAAACAAATGCTGAACCGAATAGAGACGGCTCAATTTGTCCTGAGATCCGGGATTGATGATCTGCACGCCCCATGGTTCGCTGCCGTACAGCCTACGGATTTCCTGCGCCACGCTCAAGCCAGACGCCTTGCCTTCGATCAGCAGCATATCCACCTTCAGGCGCTTGCAGCTTTCTGCAACCTTTTGCACGAGTTCATGCAATGGCAAATGGGCGTGCCATGCATGCATCATCATCAGCTTTGGGTGCTGTTCCGCGAACTCGCGGCTAACCCGCATCGAATGATCATACAGCGTTCCATCGCGCGCAATCGTCTTCGTGGTCTGCGCCACGGTATCCTGAGAGTAAATTCCCCATATCGTCAATGCAGATGGGTCATTTTCAGTTTTATCCGTGTATGCCGTATCCACGCTGGCAATTACATAATCCATCATGGGATAGGCATCATTGTCCCACAACTGCCACCAATCTCGCTTGATGATGCCGCCACCGCGCGGTTCAGGCGTCTGCTGGAACTGCCCTGCAGTGGCATATGGACCCATCGCCTTCTCGTCGCGGTCCACGACCTCAATCGGGAACCGCTCCGGGAACAGAAGCTCGCCGTCTTCCTCGCGCGGGTCCCTGTAATCCAGTTTCGTCGGCATCGCACGGGCAGGATCATAGCGCATGGGCAGCATGATGTGATCGTAGCCAAGTTCCTTCTCAAGGATAACGCCGCTCACATCTTCCTCGTGCAGCCTCTGCATCACGACCACAATCGCGGATGTCTTCGGATTGTTCAATCGTGTCGGCACCGATTCAAGAAACCATGTGTTAGTGGTGGCCCTGATGGCGTCGGAATTTGCTCCGTCCACGGACAATGGATCATCGATGATCACCCTGTCGCCACGGGCACCGGTGATCGAACCCGACGCCGTCGCCTGCCGGAACCCCGTCGCCTTGTTTTCGAACTTGGTCTTCTGGTTCTGGTCGCCGGTCAGGATCACCCGGTCGCCCCAGTTCGATTGATACCACTCCGACATCACCAGACGCCGCATGCGCAATCCGTCGCGGATGGCGAGATCCTGACTGTGCGAGGCGCAGACATACCGCATGTGCGGCATGTTCATTGGCCCCCACTCCCATGCAGGCCAGAACACCCCGACCGTCAGGGATTTCATGGTGTTCTTCACCGCGATGCCAGAACACACAAATGAATGGTCCTCGTCAACAGTGAGGCACATGCAATTCGCTGAACCATTCCGCCCGATCGAAACAATCGGATCGTTCCACAGCGGCTGGTCAAATGATCCACCGCATTGTCTCGCAAGACTCCTTTTGGCCTCGCACAGCCCCGGCATTTTGGCGAATTTTGCCGTCATGTGTTCCTTTTGCACTTCAATTGAAAAAGACCGATACACGCCGCCGGGCTGCGACTTGGTTTCAAGCGCGCGGCTCTTGCGCCTCAGTCTGGATTCAATGCCCAGTAATCCCAGCGCATAAATCAAATCTTCGGCAAGTCCCTCGCTGACCGTTGTCCCATATGCTCGATACCGTGATCCACGCTTTCCGTCAGGACGGACATCAAAGCCACCATCGCACGTCCAATATGCGCCAATGAAATTGGAAATCGTCTTGATATCGGCATTCAGGATTTGCTTTGGAATTCTTTTTGCGTATGAATTCTTTCCAAACAAATTATGCTGTTTCAGCAGATCATGCACCGGCTTGCCGCCAAGAACGCTCACCCGCCAATATGTTTTCATTCGAACGGGCCTTGGTTCAAAACCAATCGCCCTTGTGCAGTTGATAAAATCTTCGATTGCCTCGTCGTCTTGGTTGGTGAAATTAATCGTGCCCTGTGTCAGGCTGCCATCCCCGATGAGATACCCAAGCCATCGCGCCAGTTCCGGTCTGACGGTTGAGGCATTCGGCCTGTCTTCTTCACGATTAACAACGGCAAGGATGTCTCCAACCTCCAGATGACCGGCATCTATCCAGCCACGCGGCGTCAAGTATGGGTGTGATGGCGCGGCGTGCGTGACGCGCCCGGAATGCGTTGTGATCTTCAAGATGGGCAGAACGCCCTGATGATGAACGGCCTCGACACGGCGATATCGCCCCTTATGGGTGAGAACCATGTCCCCCACCTGCACATCGCGCAAAAGAATGCGCCCTCGCGCCGTCTCGACCTGCGAATCATCGCGCATAGGGCCGGGCGGCACATTGATCAGCAGCCGGTTGTACGGCGTGTCATCGATCACCATCCCTGCGGTGATGGCCTCAAGGTGCGTACACAGGAAATCGATGTGCCAGCCATGCACATAAGGCTGTCCCGGCTCAATGATGCTCCATGCCTTCCTGATGAAATAGGACAGCGACTGCTCGCACTTGCGCTTTTGTATCGCCCGCAACGTCTCGCCCGAATCAATTGGTGCGGCGTTGCCGGTCAGGCGGGCAATCTGTGGAAGCTGGACGAGCGCCATCAGATATTCCTGTGCGTCTCGACATCCATGGCGAGCTTCAGGTCATTCAGCGCCTCGCACAATTCCATGTAGGCCCGGCCGATCTGGTCGGCAAAAAATTCAGCCGCTTCCGCTGTAATCGTTTCTCCGCTGGCCCTCGCATGGTCGCGCAGCAAGCTCTCAAGCAGGCCGATTCGATCCGTGGTCTCGGCAAGTTCAGCCAGCAATTCGTCAGTTGATTGTACCGTATTTTCCAACATGAAATATGTCCTGTATTTCTTCATGGGTTGCGCTGTGGAAGACAATCGGCGTGCCCGGCCCAAACCACGCCTCTTCGATCTTTTCCGCCATCTCTATGGCGTCATTCAGGGTGACCTTGTGCAGCTTCATGAGAATCTTCACCACCTTCAGGAAGTCGTAGATCAGGATCACCTGCCCCGCCCGTATCGCGTAGCCCGTGATGGCCTCCCGCATGTTGGCTATCTCCAGTGTGTCGGGATTGGTCAGCGG